TTGTTCGCAATGCTTTAACTTCTATCATTTTTCCTCAATTTTTCAGCCATCTGCTTATCGTTCAAAAGCTTCATCAGAACAGGAAAAAGCAGTGTATCATCCGTCTGTTCCGCGTTCCCAAAGGTTCCTGCGTCGGCCAGGGTAAATACGATGCTCATAAGGCCAAGATTAACCTCACCACTCTCCTCGTTGTTGCCCTGGTTAAAAAGCGATTCAAAGGATAACGTGTTACCTTCGATTATAAACTGGCCACCGTCAATAAGGTACCGATTGAAGTAGGCGAACCACAGATAAACTCCCCATTTAAGGTGATCCGGTACTAGCTCAAAGTTTTCTGCATAGTGCTGCACATGATTCTTATTGAATTTCATACGAAGGCTGATATTATAATCATCTTCATTGCTCACTGGTGAAGGCTTACGATAGAGAATGCCACAGAGTGCATCCAGGAAAAATACCTCCTTTTCTTTCATGAAGCGGTTCATCATATCCACTGCAGTACGATACTCTCCAAAAGTGAGATCACTCCCATGAGATTGAGGCCCAAGGAATCCGGATATTTCCGGTAATAGATTTTGTGTAGTGGAATAATTCAGCACATAGTTTCCATCTTCCTCCCTGGTGAAGATCCAATCCAGAGTTTTACTGATATCCTCTACCAACATGTAGTACTGTGTACGGCGTTCAGGGGAAATGATCTGCATTTCACCAAGCAGGTAATCGGAGAATTTCAACAGGATCTCCCCGATGGTCACATCATCCGGCCGGGCATCTTGTACCAGTTTTAGCAGAAAAGTAAACTGATCCGCCGAAAGCTCTTCCCACATGGTTGGTATTTCCAAAAATTTACTCATCACCGAACATCCTTTTATTTTATCTTTTGTAAATAATTATTCCCGCAATGATCAGTAATACACCTCCACCAATGATTATCCACAACCATTCAATACCTTGCACCGGTCGTGAATCCACATTGCTATGTTGCTCCTCATTGATTACAGTCCTGCTGCTATCACTCTCTTGTATCAGTGTTTCACTCCCTGTCACGGAAACAGTCTCTCCCTGTCTATCTCGTACAGATAAGTCAACGGATCCTCTGTCTCTAATTTCTTCATGTATGCTTCGTACTTTTCCCGTGGTATCGTACTCTGTGCGTCTGATAACAGTTCTTTCGATTTCTCCTCTTCTGATATTTTCTTGTTCTGCATTGCTTTCCACAATTCGTGTCGTATCAACAATTCGTTCAATGCGCTCAACTCTCGAAAAATTCTCTTCTTGTCTCTGGACGTCCTTCTTTGCTCTGCAACCGATAGTACCAAAACCAAGCAAAACAGCAATAACAATAGAATATATAAAAGCATTTCTTTTCATCGTTTGATCGTTAATACACCCAGGCCACCTCAGGGGTGTGGTTTTCACTGTCATCCGCATGAATATAAGTTTTTGCTATTCCAATGCGTGTAAACCCTGCTTTCAGTAGAGCATCAATCACTTTAAACCTGTTCCGGTCACTTTGGCAACGAATATCCATTGCCATGCCCAAGGTATGGGCACCGGTACCGCTTCTTCCTTTGGCCTTGTCCCATTCGCTCGAACGGTAAGCGCTGTTAATCACGAATGGGATTCCCGCGATCTCCCGGGCAGTATCGAACTTGCTCATCGTGCTCTGTTTCATATCCTGCAGCGAGCAAGAAGGCGTGCACAAATCGAACTCCCTTTCACTGAAATATTTACTTTTCGTCATTTTTTTCGATGTCTGATGATTTATTTTTCAAAGATTTCAATCCTAAATATTCTTTCAGCCTGAAGAATATTTCTGTGCTCAGCAGATTGTAAATGAACCTGACTGCCGGATCATTTGGAAATATCACGGTGGCATTTTTAAAACCGTTCGTGAAATAAAAATATGAAACGATAAGCGTGAAATAGACGATGAGTTTTTCAGGCAGATCAGGCTTAAAATAGGTGATCAGGAACAGGACAAAGACCACGATAATATAAAATGCGAGTAATTTAATACCCTCTTTAGTCTTCTTCATATCGAAGCCTCTTCCCTCCTTAGCATCTGCAGCCATACCGCACAAAAAATTGAATGTGAACCCAGCAAAAAGAGCTACGAAGGAAAATGTGAAGTCAGTAATAATGCTGATAAATCCGGTTATCAGCAGCGCGATCAAACTTTTCAGATGAGCGATCATATCGATATCATTCATACAATAAGTGTTTAGTTTCATTTTTATTCAAAATTAGCCGGTTAACAACCCAGAAAAAAGGACATTGAAAATGCCCTTTACAAACTCGCGTTTTTCATTATCCGATCATACAGTTCATTCTGCTTTCGTGCGCCCTGTTCTCCGTGTATTACGGTATAGGTTTTAATCGGAATGTCGAGTTTTTCGGTAAAACGGTCTATACTATCCCGTAATCGATTCAAAGTTTCTTCACGCTCCAAATCTTCTGTTGGAGTGGGTGAAGCATAAACCGACTGTCTCTGCGAAGTATTCTGGTTGAGCCTTGCGCGCTCCAGGATCTGTGTCGTGTTCAGCATCCTTATGGTGCCATCTTTCTGGGCCACATTGAATACATCAAGAAATCGTTTCACATGCGGGTTTCTCACCGCATCGGCCGTATTTACGAACTCATTCCGGTGTACCACGCCAGCTTCATCCCGATCATCTCCCCTGCTGGTATATCCACCGGTACGGTATCCTTCCTTGGCAGCATCTCGCTGCTGTTTGGCAATGGCAATCTGGCTGGCACCGTATGCCACTGCAGCTGCAGCAGCCACGTAACCTAATGCCGGCCCAACTACTGGTATCCCAGCCATTGCTTTAAATGCATCCATGGCGCTTTCCGCTGTCGTTGCAATAACGTTGGCAATGGTAATGATAAACTGTTTATCTGCATACTTAGCACGAACGGCATGAAGTTTCTTTTCTTTTTCCTCTTCCAGTTGTTGTACTTTACGGCTGTTGTTTCCAGCCGCTTTAATCATTTTATCATAACGGCGCTCGATGGACATTTCTTCTGCCTTATTGAGGTTCATAGCTGTGCCAATAATGTTTGCACCGGCCTCAGCCATTCTGGAAGCTGTAACACCCCATTTGTCAAGAAAATCATTAAGCCATTCTTCATTCAGATCATAGAGAACATCTATCAGCTGTTTGTGTTCTTGAGAAACATCCTCCATCACTTGATGTCTTCTTTCCTGAGCCTCTTTTTCTTTTCGTTCAGCTTCTTCAGCAAGCAATTTAGCTTCTTTTACGCTGGTCTGTTCCGCATCTTTCTGTATTGCTATGATCTCTTTTTCATTCTCCTTGGCAGCATCTTGTTGCAGTTTAAATTTGCGATTGGCCTCACTGATAAGCCGATCAGTTATCTGCATATCAATATCAACAGTATCCTTTTCAAATTCAACATACAGCGCCTTCATCTCCAGCAGATGGGCATATTCTTTTTTGTATGTCTCGTCCCGGAATTCTTCCTCGGTGGCGCCTTTTTCCAGTAAACCCTGTTTTAGTACAAGAATTTCCTTTTTCTGCTTTTCCTGAAGTAGTTTTAATTCTTCCTGGAATGGATCTGCAGCAGGTGTTTCAATCTTTTTATTCTTATTTTTATTGAGATTGTCAAATTCTTCTCTGCCATTATAGATCTCTTTTGCTATTGTAAGGAATTCATCTTTAGCATTATTTTCATCATCAATCCAATCTTTCAACTGTTGTTTGGTCATCTGGTTAAACTGATATCGTTTAGCAGTTTCTCTTTCATATGCAGCGCCAGATATCTGATCATATTTTTCCTGGGCAAGCCTATACGCTTCACCATATTTTGCCAGGTCCTCAATTGCTTCACCTAAAGTACCTTCATCAACCTCCCATGAAGTTATAACAACATTTCTTCCTGATGTTACCTTTACGGCTTTCCCACCTTGTTCAACTTGCGCCTGAGCCATATCTCTTAAACGCTTTGTTCTTTCTAATTCTGCTTTAGCATCCTCTAGTGCAGCCTGCCTCAACAGCGTAATTCTTTCTCTTTCGGCAGTTATATACTCCCGTACTTTATCCGTATTTATTGATAAACTTTTACCATAATCGTCAAACTTACCTTTAGCCTCAGGAACTATGATAACAAGTTGTTTCATTATATTGTCGATCTCTCTTTGTTCTTCCTCATTAAGGACTGCTTTTTGCGATAAAGTATCATATCTATCTGCTAGGCCGGCAATAGAGAGATCTAATTCTGCAACTTTCTTTATTTGATCATCATATAATTTAATTGCGCTTTCATTCCCTTTTAGCATTTTTGTAAGTCCTTCTGTGAAACGGGTAGTGAAGTCATCCCATCCGGAGCGAAAGCCAACAAAGAAATTGCCTACAGCTAACTGAAGATTTTCCCATGCAACTTTCTTTCGGGTCGCTGCATCGGCAGCTGTGTCTATTGCCGGACCGGCTTGTGCCATTTCTTCTTCTATGACATTACCCACTGCTGTGGCCATGTCACCTGTCTTCTTTACCTCTTCTCTAAGTCGTACAGCCGAGATCCCAAGGTTATCCAAAATGAGTGGTGATTTTCTCCCAATACCCAAAATAATAGATTCAGCCAAGTATTCTACACTCTCTCCTGTATCACGGGCACGGTTCTGTGCGAATTCCAGCAAAGTCCCTAATTGAGAAAGTGGAATATCAAAATTTTCTGCCCTCACTGCAGATTTCATCAATATAAAATCAGATAATAACCCTTTCGTTTGCCGACGTAAATCTTTCAGATAATCCTGGTTTGCTATCCTATTGAAAGCGTATTCAATACCCTGAGCTGCTGCCGCCATTTGTACACCTTCCCGCACGAAGTCCCGCGCTTTTGTTGCCAGGTCGGCCAGCATCATGGCACCTTTCGTCAATAGGTTTCCGGCGAATACTCCTTTCATTACATTGAAGAAACCACCCTTTCCTACTGGTTTTTGAAGTGTATTCTGTGTATCTTTCGCGCTGGTCCGCAATTCTTTTATCCGCACATTCACTTCTGCGATCTGCTTTTCAAGATCCTCATATTCTTTTGTACCTGGCCTCAGATTTCTTAAAAGATTATTGAGATTTTTCTGCGTTCTGATCAATTCAGCCATGGTCATGTTGGATACACCAATAGAGTCACGAAGCTTATCCTGCTCCATGCGTAGCTCTTTTATTTTATTCTTTGTATTGGCATACTCCTCACTGTTTTTTTTCATCCCTTTTAACCCTTTGTTCAAGTCAGCGATTTGTTTGTCAATTTCAAAAATCTTCTTCCTGGCCGGATCATTATCGATCACCATCTGAAGTTGCATCCTGTCTACTTTTAAAGCCATGGTCAAATAGTTATTTGGATTTTTGTTTCAATTTGTTTTTTTATGCGGGCAATTTCCTCATCGGTGAATTCATACATCAGTGTACCAATCAAACGGTTCAATGCACCATATACATTGCGGGTGTACCAGTCTGTTTTCTTTTTTTTCATGGTATTCTCTTTGATTCCCCAAATATCTTTATTGGTATTTAAGTTAAACCTTGATGCCCTTTTGCGTTTATTGCTGTTTATCTCGATAAAACGCCCGTAATCATAGAATGAAAAATTCAGGTTCCAGTTGATGCCTTCTTTTACGACTTCGAAATTGATACTGTTTAGGAGATCACCTGAGACTATCAGTTTTTTCTCCCTGATGCTATCTTGCAGTAATTTCATCAGGTAATCGGCATGATTTCTCAACACTTCCTCCTGGAATATAAATTTGATATCTTCTTTTGAGGGTTCGCTCATATCTCATATTTTCTTATGGTGTATCATTCCACTTACCACTGTCCAGCCAGATACCTTCGTCATTCCAGACACCATTTTCAAGGATCCATTCCAGGTATCTCATATAATCCCAGGTATCGTTTTCATCAGCGAAGCGGAAAGTGAAGGTCAACGATTTGTTGATTCCTTTCAGCCGGTTGATGCTGTTTTTCGATTCCGTCACGAAAACCTTTCTCGGCGTATCGTTCACGTAAATGTAAACTTCTGGACTCATGAACAGATCCCGCCACATCAGATATTCATCCCGCAGGAAGATCTTTCCCGTGCTGGCTTCAAAAGTTTCGTTCTCACGCTGGTTCCATTTCCGCGAAATCCGTTGAATCTTACCTTCCTCGAAAGAAGCATCAATGTTATGAATAACCTCTCCACGAATGTAAAGTGTTTCCGGAACGCCAAAGTTATTCATGAATACAAATTGCGTGAGGTTGGGGTAGGTGCTCCGGTCGATCAGATATTCTACGTTATAGCTTTCGTTACCAACACGATAAAACAGACAATCGTCCGGATCAATAGCAGGAAAATAGGGTTTCACACGGTTGAAGGAAGTATCAAACGCATAGAAATTAGTGCGTCCACCCTCAATGGGAACATAATTAGTGGACATGATCTGCCCGCTTTCCGTGTGCAGATAATACATTTTTGCACTAATCTCTACACCGGTATTCTGGAAGAAGAAAGTCAAAAACTCCCGCCCGCCGGGCATGGTTATTTTCTTCAGATATTGCGTTGTCAGAAACAGTTCACCTTTCAGTTTTTCTGCCGGTATGTTCGATTTCATCCTGCTGTAGATGACATCTCCCGTCTTCGTACTGTCCAGGATAAATTGAAAATTCTCCCAAATCTGATTGTTCTGGCCGCCAATCACCAGATGGTTGTTCTTTCTTATCAGGTACATGGAAAGGATCTCTCTCAATCCTTTTATCATGATCAGGTTATTATAAGATTTGTATGTTTCCGATAATATCTCCTCATCGGCTGCATTCTTCAGTGTGAACAATACTGATGAACCGGCTGCGTCTGCTTTAATATCCTGAAACATACTGCTCAGGTTCACGGCGGGAATACCGTCAGACCATTCCAGATATGTGTTTGTATCAATAATTGCCATTTACGCCAGTTTTTCAGTTTTATCAAACAGTATCATCGCTATCATACCTTCATGTATTTATTGGCCGGATCATTGTTTGGCAGGAGCGGAAACAGCACTTCACTTCCCGAACGTTCGTTCTTGAAATCCGCGATTGCCGTCAATCCCTGTTTCTCCAGGTCACGCGCAAGCGCGAAAATCTCATCCATGCCTGCAGGGTTACTCGCATTCATTGTCTGTGACTGGCTTATGTAGTTACGCACCACACCAAACGGAATCAATGCGAGCGGCATCCTCCGGAATGCAATGCTCATGGTCAGTAAAGGAATGGCCGGATAGATCCATTCCTTCCATGCTTTTTCCGCATCAGATAATGGTGGATCCGTGACTATTCCAATGTATTTTTCATACAATTCCTTTCCCAGGGCTGGACGGATATACTTCCTTTCCACTTCACGCACGAATGGAGATACCATCACAAAGAATCTGCTGGACCGGTCGATAGGATAATACAGATCGAATTCCGCCGCCGATTTAATCAGCTGTTTAGTCATCGCTTTTTTCGTGTCCGTATTTATCCATTCCGGGATCTCCTTGACGTCCATCCAGTCTATCAGCCGGTCGATGCTCCGATAGTAACTTTCAAGCTGAATTTCGTCATCACGCTCCAGTTGCCACTGCCATGGAATTTTTTCATTCTCCGGATCCATCTTTACTTTTCTTCCGGAGCTTTCATGACTGATGTCGTTTTTGCGGTACATCATGAAAGTAGCATAGATGGCAATGGGTAACCTCACTCGTTCCAGAAGGGAATCATCCAGTTCACGCTCTTCATCGGTGAGAGTTGCAAGGTCTTCGTCGGTAAGGTTGTAGAAATTTTCAGCTCTGTCATACACTTCCTGTCCGATAATCTTGATAAGATCCTCTTCGCTCAGGATAATATCCTGGATGATTTTATTAAAGTCATTGCTGGCATAATAGCTTCCAGTCAGCTTTCGCAATTCTTCGTTCCCATTGTTATTTTTATTGAAAAGCATAGTGCTGTTTTTAAATATTATTGGTCATTCTGCTGTCTGCACTCACATTGTTTTCCTTATTGACTGCCTGCCGGTAAAGTCCCATTGCAATATTTTTACCCGGGAAATTCAATCTTAAAGCGCGATTGATCGGTTCAAAAACTACATCCTCTGCAATTTGTGTATCAGCCGCATAGAAGATCTTCAGCGCATAGATCATCTGGCTCCCGCTGTCACCCTTTCCATCTATGATGATGTTCGACAGTGCGGGATTCAACCCGAAGCCTGATGTGGTAGAGCTATCCGCGATGTTGGATATCTTTTTTTGTGCGTCAACGAACTTATCGATGTTCATCTCAATTTGTTCCACTTTCCAGGAACAACGGTTTCCCTGATCGTCGGTGAAATCGATGCTCTCGAGAAACTTCCCGGTATTTTTCTTTCCGCTCAGCACCTTGGCGATAGTTTCCGTCAATTCATCGCGCAGATTCTGCATCTTCACCTCCAGTTCGTTCGTGCTTGCTTCCGGGAACTGATCAACCAGTTTGTCATACTTTTCCTCCCAGTACTCGCGCGGAACATGAACATGGTAGGCAGCTGCAATCATGTTCTCTGTGAGATATTGAATAATTTCGGGCAGATCGTTGGCCCGCTTCACCCACGGCACCGCACCCAGGAATGAGGCCACGCTGTAATATTTATGCCCCCAGCTCCGCATGGAGTGATAGTCGATGCTAACGGAATACTGTGCCGGATCCTGTATCGAAAAACGAAAGTATTTCTCCAATTTCCTGGGGTAATTGCTCTCAAAGTTGCCCACGTAGAATGCATCCACGTCCTCCAGCGATTTATCTTTACCAGGATAAGACATTCGGCAATCTGTTGAATGAAGTGCCTGAATTCGCGATATAAATGCTTGACCCAGACGCCGGCTTCGGGCTGAGAAATACTTTGCGAAAAACCCGTTTCCATGGTTAAATTCAATGAGTGCATCCCGCACATATTGGCGATAATCCCAGCTATCCAGCCATGACTGAATTTCTTTATCCTCTACCCATGTTTTGTTGATCTCATTTTCCTTCAACTCCAGTTTATAGAGAAATGGACCCTGTCCATACTGAAGACCCAGTTTGCGGGAGAGGATTCCAGGTCCCAGGTTGTTTTTCTCCAGCAGGTCGCGCATCATGGCCG